AACTGGGTGTCGATCAGCAGCGCGCAGCGCTCCACCCGATCTGTAGCCGGCAAGAAGGTATGCGCGAGAAATGGCAACATGGATGCGCGAGGTTTTGGCACAGTCCTTGCGCAGCGATTCGATGCACCAGGACAGGCAATGCGGTCATTGAGGTGCCATTGTGCATCGCACAAACCGCATTAGCTGACTCAAGACACACCAATCGGGTCCAGAGCAATGCCCTGTCCCCGACCGATTCAGCGATCAGTCAATGATCGAACGAATCGATCACGTCTAGTCCACTTCACCTCCCATCATCACGATCACGGACAGTCTCACCTTGCCAGAATCATCCGAGGGCGGCCCATTCGCTGGCGTGCCTGCGATGGCACCAGAGTCGGCGTTGCCGCCGGCGTGAGATGCAGGCACGGACAGCTCAAGGCCGAACACCCTGCCGACATCAGCACGCATGGAGTACTCAGAGACGTACACTCGCCGGTAATCACCGAGACCAGACACGGTGGCGACAATGATCAGCCTGTCCATGTAGCCTTCGACGGTGTCACCAGCGAGGCGGAATGAGTACAGTCCAGACCCGAGATTGCTGATCGGGTATTCTTCGTGAAACCCGACGCCGGCGAGCAGTTCGAGAGCGCCTTCTGCCAGCTTGAAATATCCATTGGCGACCACGGGGAAGGCCAGGGCAGGCACTAGCGCATCCACCCGTTCCTTCAGCCACTTGGTTCGGCTCGCGAGCTGGCGAGCCTGGACGTTGCTCACGCCATTGGCGCCACCCTCGACCGGATCGGTCGTCTCGAGCTGATAGATTCCTGCCTCATAAGTCGCTGACTCAGTGACGTGGGCCATGGGTCCCTCTCACAGGTAAATCGACCACGTCCCCTGGAGCGTGGTCTCGTTGTCCTTGGGGATGCCGGCGTGCACCTTGCGTGCGAACAGGGTCCCATCGGCACTGAGCAGGCCGAACTCACGGATGATGATCCCGTTGCTTTCGCCAGCGCTGATCGACCAGTGGAAGTCGACCCGCTTGCCTTCCTGCGGCGAGCTGTAGCTGTAGCTTGCCAAAGACTTCGACCACTGATTGGTCAGAGCTTCGTCTTCAGGATCCGGCCCATCACCGTGGGTGCCGATGGCGATGTGGGTCAGGTGCCGATCAGCACCGTCACCGGCGATCAGCTTGAGAATGGCGTCCTTCCCCAGCTCTACGATCATGTTCGGATCTTCATACTGCGTGACGATTCCACGCCTGCAGATGTTGACCTTGAAATGGCCACGAAGCATCACATGATCGTTCATAGCTCCAGCTCCTGAGGCACGTCGTCGACCGTGACGGTCAACGCAAGGCTGTCTCTGCGATGGAAATAGTACGTGTCGCCGTTGTATCGACGCCCCGCATTGTGCACTGTCCCGCCGGGCACGGGGTCTGCCTGAAGGAAGGCCGGCGTGAGCGCCCAACCCTCGGTGGGAATAATCACCTCCTCCACCTCATGCCGCCATCCGAGGTCCAGCAGGGAGCAGCGCACGGGGGCCCGGGTGGCGATCAGGGCCCGCACGAGGTCGGCCCCACCCAGCGACTGGTCCTCCGCGCCGCGCCCCCCCCAAGCCGACAACAGGACACGGAAGCAGGCCCAGCGCGCCCCACCGTGGCGAGCATGGCCATCGTAGGCCTGCTCTGCGTCGTACCGCAGTGGGGGGAAGCGCTCGAGCAGCGCGTGCACCCGGTACCCGACCTGCTCGAGCACCGCGCGCACCGCCCCGGGGGTGCCGGAGCTGCGATGCAGCTCCAGTGCCTGCGAGACCAGCCCTCGTCGTGCCGTGTCGTCGGTCGCCAGCCGCCAGCCCTCGAGCCCCATGACGTGCCATTGCCGCGCCAGGGCGACGAGCACGTCCTCGGGCACCTCGGCGATCCGGTGCACCGCCAGGGCCGTCAAATCGAGCGCGCTCAAGCGTTCGAGCAGCGCGCTCCACCCGAGGCGCCGGACGTCGGGCAAGCCGAGCAGCTCAGCCATCTTCGTGCCCCACGATGGCGACATCGACCGCAGTGCAGAGACCCCACTCGGCCGGGGAGAGGACGCGGGCGGTCGGGCTCACGACGAGGGCACGGTAGACCCCGGCGATGGTCTGCAGCGCCGCCCCGAGCTGCTCCGGCACCAGGTCCCGTCCCAGCTTGGTCCGCTGCCAGGCGATGAACGCCGCCGCCCTCGCCGACGCCTCCGTGGCCACGGCCTCATCGTCGGCCGAGGAGTACAGGGTCAGCCGGACGTCGATCTCGTACTCCACCACCTCCGGCGGATGCACCTGCACCAGGTCGCACAGGGGCCGCACGCGCTCGGCCGAGCAGGCTGCCGCCACGGCGTCGAGCAGCTCCTGCCCGGGCGCGCCGGTGGCCAGCAGGACGTACAGGTCGACCACCCCCGGCGCCGAGCTGAGCACGGCGACGTCGGTGATCAGTTGCGAGGCGCCCATCGCATGGTAGCGGTAGGCCCCGGCAGGACCGGCGACGCTGAGACGCTCCGGGGCGGCGAGGATCCGCTGCCGCAGCCGCTCCACCTCCTCCTCGGGCGCGCCACCGGCAGAGGTGGTGGTGTTGGTCCAGCTCGCCACTCCGGGAAGCGGTTCCATCGGCGTGATGATGTCGCCCGGGATGTAGCCGTTGCCCACCACCCCCACGGCCTCGCATTCCGCCGTGGCGGCCCCGCTGAGCTGACCCGGGAGGATGGTGAGGGGGTCCAGCGTCCTGAAGACGGCACGGCCATCCTTGGACCGCACGCGGGCACCGGCACCGATGACCCGGGGCTGGGCCGACGACTGAACGAGGGTGGCCTCCAGGGTCGTACGCGCTGCGGCCGGGGGCAGGGGCACGACTCCGAGCAGCCGCCCCAGCTCGACCAGCGCCGGCCGGCGCGCATACGCGACCAAGTTTTGGCTGGCTGCGTCCTGGATCGCCAAGCGCACCAGGGTCTCCCGGTAGGCCCAGCGGCGGATCAACACCCGTTCGGGTTGGGCCGGTGCCAGGGGGCGACCCGTCGCCGCCTCGTACTCGGCCAGGAGCTCCCGCTCGATGACCTGCGGATCGCGCTCGATGAAATCGGGCGGGGTCATCGCACCTCCAGGCTGCGGGTCTCTCCTCCCGCGACGGGCTGCCAGTCCAGCCGAATGGTGAGCCGACCCGGGGCGCGCTCCGTGACCACGGCGATCACCGCCACCCGCGGCTCCCACTGCTTCACGGCGTCGGTGATCTCCGCGAGGATCCCCGCCGCAGCGGTGGGGCCCGGTGCGTCCAGCCAGCGCCAGACGTCCGCACCGAACGTCGGTGCGAGCTCCACCGACCCCTTGGGCGTCGCCAACAGCAGCCGCAGGCTCTGCTCGATCTCCGCCACGTCCTCAACCACCTCGCCGTGCTGGCCCAGGTCCAGCGACCAGGTGGCGGCGGTGAGCGTCTCGACCCGCCTCACGACAACACCCCATCGAGCAGCACCGGCACGATCGGCGCCGTGGTCACTGCAGGACCGCCGGGGGACGCATAGGTCTGCAGCCCCCCCACTGCGATGGTGAGCGTCGCCTCCTGCACCTCGGCGACCACCGCCTCCGCCACGGCAGCGGCCACGGCGGCCACCAGCTCGCCCACGAGCACCTCGAGCAGGGGCTGGCCGGACACACCCTCCCCGGCAGCGGCCATCCCGGCCTGAATCGCCGACGCGACCGCCGCCGCGTCCACCTTGGCCGCAATGTCCGCCCGCAGCCGCTCACTGGAGAGCATCACAGCCCCTTGTGGGCGAGCACGGTGCTGCTCGCCTCGGGGTGCGCGACGCCGGTCAGCGCGCACACGCACTTCCGCGTGACGACCCCGTCCAGCGCGGCCAGCAACCCCGGACCGGCGAGCTGCAGGGTCGCACCCTGGCCGATGACGACACGCACATCACCCACACTGGTGATGGTGAGCAGCCCGGCCGTCCGGTCGTAGACCACGGAGGAGCCGTCTTCGAAGACCACCGCGTCTGCCGCCGGCGGAGTGGCCGCGGCGCGGTAGAGCCCACAGAGCACGAAGCCCTCGTCGGCCCGGTCGTCAACCAGGCAGAGCACCTGCTCGCCCACCTCGGGCGTCCAGTTCGTCTGGCGCCCCGCGGTCCCTGCCTGACCGACCTGGAGCCAGCCCGAGAGCAGGTCATCCAGTGCCGGGAAGCGCACCCGCGCGGCGCAGCGAGCGCGGTCGATCTGGTCGACGACGCCGACGCTATGCACGACGCACCTCGCAGCTCGTGCGGTACCCCGCGCCACGGCTCACGCTGTGGCGGGAGCTCTGGACGGTGTAGGTGCCGTCGAGTCGGCCCAGCCCCAGCAGACCCAGCCGCACGCCGGCGACGACCCGGGCATCACCGGGGAACTCCACGCTGCCCTCGACGCGACGTCGGCTCGCACCGGCCAGCGCGGCCACCGCCAGCGCCTCGGCCTGCGCCGGGGACTCGGCGCGCACCTCCAGCCGCAGCGCATCGGGGGCGCCCGCCTCGCCGGCGGCGACGTGGCGACGCAGCTCGCCGCTGTGCGGGTCCTGGTAGCGGACCTCGGCGGCCTGGTAGGCCGTGCGGCTCTGATCGCGCAGGGAGTAGTTGAGCAGGTCGCTGCGACGCAGCACCAACACCTCGGCGGACGCCTCCAGCGCCTCCAGCCGGTGGAACACCAACTGGCGCCCGCGCACGCTGAAGCAATGACCGTAGGCCGCGGCCACCCGCCCGAGGAAAGCCAGGTCCGTCTCCCGGAGCTGCGTCAGGCGGCCCACCTCGATGTCGGCGACCTCGCCGACGATCACGAGGTCGAGTGCCCGCGCCACGTCCTCGACGATCGCACGCAGCGTGGTCGCCTCCCGCGCCCGGCTGCGGGTGGTGCGCGCAGCCTTGGTCACCCCGGTGGCCAGCGCCCGCAGGTGGACCTGATCGGGCGGCCCGGACAGCTCCACCTCGTCGACCTGGAAGATCCCGCAGTCTCGCAACCCACGGTCTTCGTGGCCCAATGACAACTCGATCTGGTCCCCCTTCTGGGGATACCACGCTGACCGCCACCGACCGTCGGCGTCCTCGAGCACGACCTCCACCTGGTCCGATTCTCCGTGCAGGTGGTCCACGTATGAGACGGAGAGCGCGTAGGGGGTGACGTGGGCGGTGATGTCCCGGCCGGCGTAGACCAGCCGGAACAGCGGGCGGGGGACGCTCAGCGCTTCCATGGCGGGGCTCCCATCACGGTCTCGGGGGCCCGGGGCAGCTCGGGGACGACCAACGACAGCCCACCGGACAGGACCGGGGACGGCGTTACCTCCGGGTTGGCCTCGACGAGCGCGCCGAAGGCGTACGCGTCGCCGTAGAAGCGGTGCGCCAACAGGTCCCAGCGGTCACCGGCCTGCGTCACGTAGCGCCGCACGGCCATCAGTCCACCTCCGGCAGGGGCGGGGGCTCCGCGCCGAACAGCGCGTCCCAGAGCGCATCTGCCCCCGGCGGGGTGGGATCCGGCGGCAGGAACGATTGGGGGTACAGCTCCTCGTCGCCCCAGTGGTCATCGACGGACTGGCACGGCTCGCCCTCGGCGGGCAGCGCGCCGCGGGCACGGCCTGCGGCACGGCGGGCCTGCAACTGGACGACCAACAGCGGGTCGGGCGGGACGTACTCACGCAGCGTCAGCCGCACGTCGACCCACTCCACGGCGCCGTCCTCGCGGAGATGACGGTGGGTCTCGACGAGCCCTGTGAGCACGAACGTCCCCACCTGCTCATCGGCGACCGCCAGGGGCAACGCGGTGTGTGCCTCGCCCAGCTCGCGCAGTGCCGCGCAGGTCGCCTCGGGGTCGCCGAAGGCACGATGCAGCGTCAGCTCCAGCGTGCGCTCCTCGAGGTTGCTGGCCAACCATTGCAGTCGGGGCTTGCCCTCGATGACCCGGTGTTCCTCGTACTCCCAGCCAGACTGGCGCTCGGAGCCGGCCAGGGAGGCGCCAAACCGGATGTCACCGAGGCGCACGGGGACCATCAGTACCTCCCTCGATCACGCTTGGCCTGTGCGGCCTCCAGCGCCCGCAGCAGCCAGTCCGCGTGCTCCTGCAGCAGCCGACGGAGGGATGCCTCGTCGCCGCCACCGGAGAGCTGCAGCACCGGCGCGTAGCTGATGGTGATGGGCGCGCTCCCCCGGCCGCCGCGGCCGCCCGAGGCGCCGGGCCCCCCCACCGCAGCGCCCACCGCCCGCTGCATCCCGTGCACCAGGGGCTCCGGTCGCACGGCGGCGGCGATCGTCTCCACCAGCCGGACGCGATGGAGGTCCGCCAGGGGGCCCTCCTTTGCCGGCGAGTAGGGCAGCAGCCGGCGGACGCGGGCGACGACGGCCTTCATCGCGTCCACGGGCAGGTGGGCGGCACGACGGATCCCTTGGGCCACCTGACGCACGAGGTGATAGCCGGCCGCGACGAAGGATGGCCCGGCGAAGAAGAGGAACCGGATCAGCCGGGCGACGGTGACCCCAACGAGCAGCACCGCCTGCACGAACCGCCAGGCATTGACCAGCGCACGGCCGAACAGGTGGCCGGCGACCTGACCTGCTGCGCGGAGGATGCCGCCCAGCGGGAAGACGCGGCCAGTCAAGCGTTGGAGCCAGGCGCCGATCATCACGACGAAGCGCTGCACCAATCCGACCCAGCGCAGCACCTCGGCGCCGACGACGCGCAACATGGGCAGGATGGGCTCCAGTGCGATCGCAAACCCCTCCCAGAGTCCGGACAGGAATTGGGAAAGCGGCCCCCAGGCCTTGTACGCCAGGATCGGCACGATGAAGAAGGTGTACCAGACCAGCTTGGCGAGCCCGCCCAGCAGCCCGATCATCGGACCGAACGTGCGGCCGAGACTGGCGCCCATCCCCACGAGCGACTTGTCACCGTCATTCACAGGCGTGAACAGCCGGCGGAGGATCTGCAAGTAGACCCGGGCCGGCCAGACGATGTCCCGCAGCCCCTGGACGATCGCCTTCCGACTCGCCGAAGACTCCATGCCGGTCCAGAAGCCGCTGAAGAAGCCCTTCAGGGGCCGCCAGTAGCGCCACACCAACAGCCCGCCGGCAGCGAGCGCGAGCGCGGCCCAGCCGAGGGGCGAGGCGATCAGTGCAGGACCGATGCGCGTCAACAACGTGCCGACGGAGGCCAGGCTGGTGCGCAGCGCAGGGAGCGCCTCGGCGAGGTTGCCGACGCCACCCGCGGCCTGGAGCAGCCCCCCGCCGAGCTGCGCCAGGGGAGAGAGCAGCCGGGGCACCGTCACCAACCCGACGCCGGCGAGCAGCGCGCGCAGCGGCCCGAGCCGTTCGAGCAGCGGCCAGATCATCGGCACCGCCTGGCGCAACCAGCGCACGAGCTGCACCAGCCCCCGCACGAGATCGTCGATCCCGCGCACGAAGAAGCGCCCCACGGACTCGGCCCACCGCTGCAACTGGCCCGACGCAGACAGCCGATCGAGGACGCGCAGCACCTCCTGCAGCCGCGCCTTGAGCCGCTCGAAGGGGCCGGACTTCATCACGAGCACGGCGAAGCGGGTCAACTGGTCCAGCACGTTCGACAGCACGCCGGTCCAGGTGCGGGAGAGGCGGTCCATTGACCCCCCGTACCGCTCGCTCATGATGCCCATCAGGGCCCGCTGGATCGCCGCCCGATCCCCGGCCATGACCCGCACGGTGCGCTGCAGCCCGGCGCGGTCGGTGAACTCGTAGGCGATCGTGCCGGCCCCCTTGCTGGCGCGGATGCCGAACTCCTTGAGCCGCTCGTTCTCGCCCGTGACCGCATCCGCCATCGCCTCGACGGCCGCGGTGAGATCCTTGCCCATGGCCGCGGAGGTGTCGCCCAGGGCGGCCAACAACCCACCGGTGGGGTCCAGGCCATAGGCACGCAGCTTGACGAACGCGTCGGTGACCTGCGCCAGTTCATAGGGAGTCTTGGATGCGAAGTCCCCGACCCACGCCATCGCGCGGCCAGCGGCAGCGGCCGACCCCTCCGTGGTCTGCAGGATCGTCTCGAACCGCTCGAACTGCGCCGCGGGCGTCAGGAAGGCACGGCCGAAGCCATAGCCGGCCGCTGCGCCCAGTGCCGACACGACCATCAGGGCGCGGCCGGCCTCCGCCCCGAGGGCGGCGGCGCCGGCCGTCACGCGATCGAGGCTCGCACGCAGGTTCAGGGAGCGATCGGCCTCCGCTGCGGCGCCGCGTACCTTGCCCACCTGCTGCTGCAGCTCTCGCAGGGGTGCCGTCGCCCGGTTCACCATCCCCACGAGCAGTTGCAGATTCAGGTCAGCCATCGTCCCGGGTCGCCTCCTGCTCCCGTTGCAGCTGCAACTGGAGCTGCTCCGTCCACCAATTCAACTGGACCGGCGTGAGATCGAGCACGAACCCGATGTCCAGCCGTCCGTGACGGGTCAGCGAGAGGACGGCTTGTCCGACAGCGCCGCCAGGTGCGAGGTCAGACACTCGCACAGCCCGAAAAAATCACGGGGGTCGAGCTCCTGGATGTCCTCCGGAGGCAGAGTGGCGCCGTCGAACTGGCACACCAGGGACATCAGGGCGACGATGTAGCCCAACCCTTCGACCTTGCCGGACTGCTGCTCCGCCTGCACGAGGTCGCGGACCGTCACGGGCCGGACGGTCACGACCTGGTAGGTGCGCGAGGACTTGGTTGGCGCCAGCTCGATTCTCATGGTCCCTCCCTGCTTCATCCGCCGATGTGACGACGATAGGTGGCGATCTGATCGACCCCATTGGCCCGGTAGATATTGGCCATCAGGTCGATCTCGATGATCTCCTGCCCGCCGATGGTCAGCTTGACGTAGCTGCCCGAGAGCTCCGTCTCGCACTCGACGCTCTCGTGCTGCTTGAACACCCCCATCGGCAGCTTCTTGAACGTCCCGGTGAGCTGGACCTTCACCGACTGCTCCTCGACCAGTCCGGCGCCGGTGTGGGTCTCCAGCGATCCCCGCACCTGGAGCTGCACGGAGCGCCGCATCACCGCGGCGCGACGCAGCACCTCGGGATAGAAGCTGGACCACTTGATCTTGGTCTCGAACTTCTCGAAGCCGGCCGGCAGCTCGATGGCACCGAGCATCCCCAGCCCCTTGTGCTCGACCATCTTGGTCTTGATCTCGGGCAGCGTGATCTCCTCGGCCCGACCCAGGAGCGAATTGCCATCCAGATAGATGTTGCAATTCGTCAGACGGTTGATCTTGATGGTCTCACCCATCTCAGTCCTCCGACGCGGTGAGCAGGTTGATGTTGAGCCGGGACTGGAACGTCACCCGCTCCGCCGGCGGCGGCGGCATGAACTCCAGGTCGAACACGACGTGGCCCAGCGCCAGCGCCGTCGGTGGATTGGCCCCGGGGTCGAAGGTGCAGCTCCCCCCGACCAACGCGCCGCGACCGATCAGGGTGCGGATGAACTCGTTGACCGACTCCGTGACCGCGTCGAAGTACGGCTCGCCCAGGGGCCGATCCATGAACTGCAGCATCGCCTGCTCCACCGATTCGTGGAGCACGTCGGCGGTGCGCTGCACGGGGATGAAGGTCTCCGGGCCCGTCGCCGACGGCCAGGCCGCGGTGCGGTTGCCCCAGACCCGCCGCCCGGTGCCCCAGGCGTTGAACAGCGTCACGATCCCCGCCTCGTTGAGCAGGTTCGCCTCACAGGTGGAGTCGCTCAGCTCCGCGGAGATCGGCCGCTCCTGGCCGATCACGCCCCGCAGCTCGACGTTGCTCGGGCTCCACCAGTACCCCTCGGCCAGGTCGCGGGCGGCGATCGCCCCGGCCAGCCGACTGCTGTAGGGCTCCGCGCGCTCGAGGCCGGTGGCTGCGTCCAGGACCTTCAGCGCGGGGTAGCAGAGCACCGCACGGCCGCTCGAGGTCGCGAAGGCCGCATCCCCGCCCCGGGCCGCGATGGCCTGGCTGACCGTCTGCCCCGCGGGCGCGTCGAGCAGCGCGAGGCCCCGCACCCGCGCGGCCACGGAGACCAGCTCCGCGGCCACCGCCGTCTCCTGCGAGTAGCCCGGCGCGATCAGCAGCTTCGGCCGGAAGCCGAACAGCGCGCCGGCGTCCAACAGCGCCTTGATGCCGCTGCGGCGACCATCGACCACCGTCCCGATGATCTCGTTGGCGGTCACCGCGTCGGGATCGGCGCAGCTGTAGCTGGCCGTGACGGTGGCCTCCGCGGGGAGGGCGCCGGTCGTGAGGCGCCGCACCACGCCGCTGCCGGCGTCCAGCTCGTAGTCCACCCCGGCCTGCAGCGGCAGCAGCGTCCCCGCGGGCGAGCGCACGACCAGCGACCCGACCACCGGAGCGATGTCCACCTGATCCGCGGAGAAGTTCGAGCGGAAGGTGAGCCGCACCGTGGCCTCGGCCTCGATCCGCCCCTCTGCGACCCGGTGAATCACCGTCCCGTTCTGCACGGTGTAGTCCGCATCGAGGTCGTAAATCACCGTGCCGGCCGCGTTCGCCACCTCCAGGTTGCTGTGGTAGCCGAGGGCGATCTGCCCACCGACGCTGAACTGGGCGGCCTGCACGACCTCGACCGCCCCCGCCAGCGGGATGCGGCCGCTGGCCACCCGCAGCAGCAGGCCGGTCACCGGCTCGACGACGTAGTCGACGCCCGCGACGTACAGCCGCTGGATCGGCCCGGTGAGCACCAGGCTGCTCACCCCGACCCGGCCCAGCGCGAGCAGGTCGTCCGCGCCGAAGGTGTGCTCCTCCCCCTGCACCGCCTCGTCGTGCTCCGCCGGATCGTAGGCGTTGACCACGATCGCCAGCGCCGCGCCGTGATCGAAGAGGGCGGACAGCGCCTGCGGGATGCTGAAGCCGGCCCGCTCGCGGCCGAACAGCCGCTCGGCCTCCCGCTCCGAGCTCACCAGCACCGGCACCCCGACCGTGCGATCGGCGGCCGCCACGTCGAACAGCGGCGCGGTCCCCACCACCCCCACCACCGCGCTCTTCACCACCCGGACGGGCCGGGCCCCCCGCTGCACCTCGATGACCTCGACCCCGTGCAGGAACGATGCGGCCACGCTACTCCTCCGCTGGCACCTCGACGGTGCCGAATGGGCCCCGGGCGACGCCGCGGGACAGGTACACCGGCTCGCCGACGTCGACGTCGGCCTCCTCGACGGCCGGCAGCGTCGTCGACGCGCGCAGCCCATGCCGCCATTCGCCATCCACCTCGGCGACGAAGTCGTCCCGCAGCAGCCGGAGCTTGCCCGCCCCCGGCAGCTTCAGGCCCTGCACCGCCCGACGCAGCGCCTCCAAGTGCGCGGTGAGCTCCAGGTGGTCACGCAGGCCGCGTACCAGCAGTGCGAACTCGAACGTCGCCGTGCGCTCCTGGACCATCACGCCCACGTCGGACGGGGGCCCGTACTGACTGCCGACATAGCGCACCAGCACGGCGCCCACCGGGTGGACGCAGCGGTAGTTCCGTGGGTCGGCCGGCCACGGCTCCACCGCGAGCTCCTGCAGGCGGGCGTCCACCCGGTCGACCAGCGCAGCCTCCAGCTCCGCCACGCCCATCAGAACCCCCTCAGCGTCGTCGGCGAGAACAGCCGATCCGCGTCCGTCTTGGCGCCACGCGGGCCACCGTCGGTCGCCGGCGGCGGCTCGGCCGGCGCGGCCACGCCGAGGTTGATCCGGCCGTCCCCGATGCGCTCGAGCACCCGCACCGCATCCTCGTAGCGCCGGCGGGCGTCCTCGATGTCCCCGGCGGGGCGCAGCCCCATCAGTCGGTAGAGCGCGATGTCGCAGGACAGGCGGGTCAGCACCACCGGCGTTGAGGCCAACGGCAGCGCGTAGCGCCCGACGAGGTAGCCGTTGATCTCAGCCGCCGCGTCCGCGAGGGCCCGGCGGGCCACCTCGGGCTGGTAGGCCTGCCCCGCCTCGTCGGTGAGCTGGGCGAGTAGCCGTTGCGGGTAGCGGGAGAGCAGATCGTCGGGCGTCGCGTAGTCCATCGTGTCCCCTCCGCGGAGCTCCGGCGGCCGGGCGGGGAGGGACCGTCACCGCCCGGCCGGCCGGAGCGCCGGGAATCAGGCCGGGTTCTGGATCAGGTACCCGGCGTCCTGGCCCGAGAGGATCGCCGCGCGCTCGTAGCTGCAGCCGTACAGCCAGGAGCGGCTGTCCGCGTCCCACCGCCCCGCCTCGACGAGGGGGTGCCCGTCCATCACGTAGGTGTAGCCGTAGCTCGGGCGGGCGCGGTTGCGCTGCACGCCGGCGGAGGACGGCGCCACGTAGGCCAGCACCGCGTTGTTCCCCCAGACGTCGCTGTTGACGCCGGCGGCATTCGCAGTCACCGCACCGCCCACCACCACCTTCGGGATGTCGAACAGTTGGCCGAGCATCTCCGCGGTGATCGAATCACGGCCGGTGTACTTGAAGCGCTCGACGACCGCGGGATTCGAGCGCAGCGCCTGGTAGGCCGTCGCGCTCAGCAGCAGGGTGTTCGGGTAGAGCCCCACCGCCCGGCGGATCGCCTCGCGCCCCGCGTCGATCTCCACCGCGGGCCGGCCGTTCTCGTGGGACCACTTCACCTTCCCCTGCGCGGTCAGGTCCACCTTGTGGGTCTCCGCGTAGTTCGTCGCCGTGATCGCCAACTGCGCCTGCTCGTACTCGATCGACAGGTTCAGCAGGTCCAGCACCATCTCCACCGCGCCGGTCGCCAGCTCGACGCCGGGCCCCTGCTGCGCGTCGCGGACGAACTCCCGGGGCACCACCGCGTCGAGCGACTCCCCGTGGACCGCGTAGTCGCCGGCCTCGTAGCCGAACATCACCCGCCGCGCGGCCGACCCCGGCGCACGGCGCATGTTGAAGAGCTGGAAGTGCTCCTTGCCGAACTTGATGATCTTCCCGCCGGAGACGTAGACCGTCACGTGCGGGAACAGGTGATGCCCGACCCGCTCGGGGTTCACGTAACCCTGGGCGAAGGCCGTCAGGATCGCGTCCACCACCCGGGCCGACGCTGGATTCAACGGTGCCATGCGCTTCCCTCCACCGGTTCAGTGCCCGGTTCAGTGCCCGATCAGTGGCGGAGCAGGACCTCGACGAACTCACCGGCCCCGCCAGAGGCCTCGAGCGCGTCGGCGAAGACGAACTGGGGCAGCTCCCCGCCGGACAGCGCGGCCTGCGCCGTCGTGATCGGCAGCACCCCGGCCGCGCTGAGGGCGACCAGCCCCTCTGCCGCGCTGATCACGGCCCCGTTGGCCGCGGCGCTGGTGACCGGGGTATCCCCGGCGTCCACGGTCAGCTTGGTGTCGTCCACGGTGACCGCGATCTGGGTCAGATCCGTGGCCGCCGTCACCGCCGCGGCCAGGCTGTCCGCCGCGACCGCCCGGCCATGGGCGTCGACCCGGAGCGCTGCGCCCCGGGCGAACGCGCCGCCGGTCTCGATGATCGCGGTGCCCTTGGCCACCACGGAGGCGTCCTGCCCGTCCGCCACCCCGAAGGTGGCCACGCCCATCACCTTCTGCCCCGCGGACGAGGCCTGCGCCCCGTCGAAGCCCACCGCCCGCAGCGCGGCGATCGCTCCACTCGCCATCACCGTGAGCGTCAGCAGACTGATTGCCTGTCGCATCTCAACCCTCCTCACCCACAGCCGCCAGCGCGGTGTGGAAATCCACCTGGTGGGCGGCCATGTGGGCCCGGATCCGGTGTGCCCGCGCCGCGCCGACCACGCTGTAGCCCGAAGGGACGGCGAATGCGGCCGTGGCGCCGTCCGCCTCGGGGGCGGACAGCTCCCCGTAGTGCACCTGCACCGGCAGTCGGCCGCACCAGTCCTTGAACCACGCCAGCGCGGAGGGCGCCTCGCCGCCGGCGAACTGCACGGTCTGCGCGTCGTCCAGGGACGCGGCGAAGGCCACCAGCCCGGGGCTGTCCGCGGGCAGCAGCACTCCCCGCTGGACCAGCTCGGCGGCGAAGGCCGCCATCTCGTCCAGTCGGCGCCGCACCGCCTGGCGCGCCTGCTCCTCCCGCTGCGCCGTCTCCCGGGCGGCCAGGGCCTGCTCCCGCTCGGCCAGCGCCTGCTCCCGGGCGGCCAGCGCGTCCCCGTCGGGCTCTGCGGCGGGCGGAGTGGGCTGCGGCGGGGCGGGCGGAGGGGGCGGGGGCGTCGCGTCCGGGGACGCCGCGTAGGCCGGCGCCGGCTCGGCCGCCGCATCGGGCCGCAGCGCCTCCTCCTGGAGCTGGTCCACCTGCCAGGAGGGGATCACCTCGTCCGCCGTCTCCATGCCGAACTTGGCGACGAAGAACTCCCGCAGCCGACGCCACATCCCCGCCTGCTGGCGATCCATCCAGTCGCCGAACTCGATGAGCTCCCCGGCGTCGTCGCCGGCGAAGGCGGCCGAGCGGAGCCCGAGCACCGCGGGCGGGGTCGCGCCCAAGAAGCCCACGTGGCGCAGCGAGTACTGCCCGGGGCGGGGGTTGCGGGGATGGTTCGGTGCGAAGAACGCGACGCTGAGGTGCTTGAAGCGCCCTTCGTTGACCAGCGCCGCGAACTGGGGGTCGACCTGCTGCGGCTCTGCCTCCAGCACGCCGTCGACCACCCGCAGCCCCCGCACCCAGCCATAGGCCGGAGCGTCGGTCCGTGGGTGGCCCACCACCAGCGGGGCCTCATAGCTCGTCGGGTCGTAGCCGGCGGCGATCTGTTCGAGCTGCTCCACCGAGAACGTCAGCTCCCGACCGTCCATTGCCCGATGCGTGCCTGCCTTGAAGATCTGCAACATCGCACTCCTCACCGTCGGAGTGCATTGTCCTGGGCCGGGGCGTTCACATCCAAGGACCGTTGTCCATTCTTCAGGGGGTGTACAGCGACAGGGCGGACGCGTTCAGCTCGCTCAGGCGGGTCAACAGCTCCCGCTGCTGCTGAAGCTGCTGCTGCAGCTCCCGCAACAGCAACCCCATCGCCAGCACGTCCTCCGCGTACTCGGCCGGCGTCGGCCGGTAGTCGCCGCGGCGGACGGCGCGGACCCGCTCCCGCGTCCGCTCCAGCGTACCCTGACAGGTCGGCCGGGGAGGCAGGACGGTGGGCAGCAGCGCCCCCACCGGCCGAGGCCCGTCGATCCCTCGCATCAGGCCGCCGCCTCCAGCTCCGGGCACCAGCCCCGGGCGATCGCCGCGGCCAGCACGACGTGCTCGCTGCCCGCGTCGGTGTCGCCCCGCGACAGCTCGAGCAGCGCCGAGACCCGCACCTCCGGGGTCGGCGGCTTCGCCACCGGCACTCCGCGGGCCCACAGCCACCAGCGCACGGAGGGCTGATCCAGCGCACCCGTCTCCACCAAGCGATCGAACTGCTCCTCGGTCATGGGTCCCTCCTGTCGGGGCGCAGCTGCCGCAGCGCCCGGTCTCGATGTGCGGTGTGCAGCGCGGCCTGTTCGAGCTGCCGCACCCGCTCCCGCGTGAGGCCGAACAGCGCCCCGATCGTCGCCAGCGGCAACCCCCCGGGGTACTGGTCGGCCAGGTCCAACGCACAGCTCCGGTCAGCCGGCAGCTCCTCCGGCCGGCAGGGGCGGGCCAGCCGCAGCTCCCCGCGGCCGTTCACCTCCATCCACAGATGAAAACGACAACCAACAAACGGACAGGGCCGGGGGACCGCGGTGCAGTCGCCTCGGGTGCAGGGGCGCAGCGCGGCCGCGGCGAGCAGCTCCTCCCGCTCCGCAACCGGCTCCGCGGCCAGCTCGTCCAGCACCGCAGCCGCGGCCAGCCGCCGGCGGATCCTGAGGCGACCGCCCTCGTGCAGCGGCGCGGGCCGAGGGCGCGTGAGCAGCGCGGCCACTGCCCGGCGGGCCGCCTCGCGGCTCATCGGAGGGTCTCCGGCACCACGAGCCACCGCAGCTCCGGCGCGCGGCTCGCCGTCGGCCGACGGTGCCAGTGCGCGGCCATGATGTCCCGGGTGTTGCCCCAGCCCTGCCCGCGGGGCCGGCGGGGTGAGATCAGCACCCGCGCCGGCGGCTGCGCCCGCCACCACTCCGCCCGCGCATCGCCCCCCAGGTACGCCAGCGGACCGATCGCCACGAGGTCGCCCCCGGCCGCCAGCAGCGCCAGGCAGCGCGTCACCCACTCCGTCCAGCGGGAGAACGGCGGGTTGGTGACGATGACGTCCCAGCGGAGCCCGGCCTGCTCTGCCTGCTGCGACCAGCGGAAGAAGTCCGCGTGGATGCCGGTCCAGTGCGAGGGCCAGGCCCCGCGCCGCTCCTCAAGCGCGTCCAGCGCGGTCACCACCGGCGCCTGCCCCGCAGTCCGCTGCCAGCGCTCCACCTCCCGCCCGATCGCGCCCGTGCCCGCACCCGGATCCAGCACCCGGCTCGCGCCGTGCACGGCCGGCACGTGGGCCAGCACCGCGTGCACCAGCCAGGCCGGCGTCACCGCGTGCTCACCCTCCGGACTCGCGGCATCCCCGAAGAACAGATCGGGCTGGTGCATCGCGTCCCCCAAAGCCCCTCCACCGGGCCCCCCCGGAGGAGACTGGATGCGGGGCCCGGTGGAGGGGAAGCTCACGCCGCGACCCCGACGCCCGCGGACCGTCCGGTGGACTGCGCCGCCGGCGCAGCGCAGCAGCGGTGGAGCGCCTCCTCGAGGTCGTACTGGCGGCAACGCTTGAAGTGACGGAAGAAGCTGATGCCCCGCACCTCGCGACCGCAGCAGACGCAGCGGTGGATGCGGCGCATGTTGACCGGGCAGCGCTCAGCCATGGCTGCCCTCCTTCGTCCCGTGCCAGATCGGCAGCCGCAGCTCCCACAGTTGACGGAGACGCGCGAACGACCGGCGCTCCGCCGCACCCGCCTGCGCCTCGGCCGCGAGCAGCGCCGCGTAGGCCTTGCGGTGCTTGGCGACCTTCCAGTCGGCGATGGAGACGTCCCAGTGCGCCGAGGTCGCCTTGCTCGCCTCGGTCGCCCGCGCCAGGGCCACGCCGTGGGCCGCGTGGCGCACCTCCGACTCAAACTGGATCAGCGGCTCGATGCCCAGGTGGAAGCGGCACGCGCGCACGAGCCGCTGCAGCGCCTCCTTGCTGCACAGCGCGAGCACCTGCTCGAACTCCGCCTCGGGCAGGCGCGGCCACAGCGGGCGCACGCCACGGAGCGGCCACGGGATCTCCGAGGTGTCCGTGACGCCCGGGTACATGCCGGCGCAGTGGTCGCAGGCTGAGCAGTTGATGGGGCAGGCGGGCGCGGCCATCACTGGGCACCGTCGGGCGCCGCGCCCCCGTCGAGCGCCTGCTTGCCCTTCAGCGTCAGGAAGTACAGCGGCGGGCCGTCGGGCGGGGCGTAGCGCAGCACGAGCGTCCGCCGCAGCAGCAGGAGCAGCAACGGCGTCGTCACCAGCGCGGCCGCCCACCGGTCGTTCAACCCGAACGCCCGGTGGCCGATCTCCTCCACGGTCAGCCCTTGGGGTGAGCTGACGGCCAGCGGCAGCACCCGCAGGATCTTCAGCTCCCGCTCGGCCCGTTCCTGATCGATGGTCATCGGCGGTCCCTCCGACGTCCGTTGGGGGTGCCGGGCGGGACGCTCCGCCCGGCGGTCGTGGTTCAGGCCAGCGTCGGCCACGTCAGCGCGGCCACCGCCCGCAGCGACGGTGGCCTCTTGGTGGTGCAGGCCGTTGCCCCGGCGGCCCGCTCATGGGATTTCAGTGCACCGTGCGCGTTCATCACACTTCAGCCCTCGGCACTGTAAGCCAGTATCGCCGACCCACAGTCTTCACTGAATGGCTCACCACTCCCTCACGAATCAACTGGATCAGCACCCTGCGGGTCCAACCACGACACTCGGTACGAGTGCTCTGGAACGCGACCAACGTCAGCACGTTGGCTGGCAGCCCCCATTCGGGTCCGTCCGGCATCGCGTCGAGCACCCGCTGCCGGCGTCGCTCCCGCTCCATTGGGTCCAGTCGCGCCATCAGCGCCACCCCCCATCGACGAACGTCCCCCTGCCGAGGTAGCCTGGAGAGGCACCACACCGCGCCGGGCTACCCGGCAGGAGGGAATCCATGGACGAAAAGAAGAAATTGGCCCTGCAACTTGCCGCCACACTCACCAGTGGCATGTTCCCGGGCCAAGTGCTTGGAGCCCCTGAGACCGGCAAACTGACCACCATGGCGGGCGTGCAGGCGGACGACGTCGTCAAGCGATGGCGGGCCCTGATCCCCATGGTCGAGGCCGCGCTGGACGAGTTGGACCCGCCGGACTGAACTACAGCCCGTACACCTGCTTCCGCAACGCAGCAATCTCCTCCTGCGTGATCCCGTCCGCCAGCAAGGCAAGGACCCTTTCCCTCGCCTGCCGCAGCAGCGTCTCGTCGGGCGGGGCGGTCAACTCGAGGATCTTCTCGAGCGCTTGCTGCTTTTTGCACGGCCCGCACTTGATCTCCTGCATGAACAGCGACAGGTCGACGATCACGGCCGGCGTCATCGTTTGCATCGCCTGACGGACAGCGTCCTGTCGCTCCGGGGAAAGATCCGCGAAATACTGCGCCATCGGTCCCTCCTTGCAACATCCCGTTTTCACCCATCATTCGAGGGCGAAAAACAAGAAGACCCCCAAACAGCGCGCGCCTCCCACCGACCGTTCGGAGCTTTTCGGGCGCGAACGCCACCTCTCTCCGCCGGGCCGGGCACACTGCCGTAGTCGTCGTTCCGTGGTCTTGGACACCGCAGAGTGAACGACCATGTGGTGCAAACGGCGCTCGCATCCTCAAGCCACCCGCGCCGCCGACGACGCGTCCGGCTCCATCCGCGCACCCGCAGGCAACCCCTCCGGGTACAGAATCTCAGCCACCGACACCTCGCCACCCGTCGCCGCGGAGATCGCGGCGGCAGCCTGGGGCGTGGCGCGCTTCTTCTGTCGAGCCACATAGTCCAGGTGCTGCGGGCTGAGCTTGACCTTGGCAGCCAACTCGGCCCGCCTTCCCCTGCACTGCTTCATCCAGACGATCAGCTTCATGTGGTTGAATCTAACAACTCGGGGTTGGAAGTGTCAACCGCGAATTGCAGAAGTTGCGCTGTACGTCCCGCGGTTGTAGTTTCCAGGGATGAGCATCGGAGACCGCATCAGAGTCGAAAGGCTGCGGCAGCGACTCACCCAGAAGGATCTCGGGGAACGGGTCGGCGTCACTGGCCAGCAGATACAGAAATGGGAGTCGGCTGATCGGATCGAGGTGCACCGACTGCTGGCGATAGCGGAGGCGCTCGGCGTAGCCGCTGGGTCGCTGGTACCCGAACTTGGCGTTCCGACCGTCCCGACCAGCGGGCTGCAGCCTGATGAGCAAGAGTTGCTGGCTTGGTACCGGCGACTTGGCCCCGGCCACCGGCAGCGCTGTGTCGGTCTCGTGCAAGGGATGGCGCTGGCCTGCCACGAGGGGCCGGCACTTGCATCGGGCAGCTAGCCCGCCCTGACGCAGCCCGTGTGGTCGGCTGCGTCCTGCCTTCTGCTGTGCGGGCGATCGTCAAGTCGCTCGGGCCTGGCGCGACTCTCCTTCTAGTCGTCGCATGCCAACAAGACCGCGTGTTGGTGCCCATTCGGGCGCCTTGGTGGCGTTCCGTGCACTGCCCAGTTCTCGCTGCCGAACGCGAAGAGAGTTGACACTCTCAACCGCGAGTTGTACCGTACAACTGCCGGACGGAAGAGCGGCCCCGTCAGGGAGGAGTTCATGCGGTACACCGACCACACCAAGACCCACATCGTCGATGCCTTCCTGACCACCCCGCGGGAGCGCTCCCAGCGGCGCCGGATCCTGGCCTTCATCGCCGCCTACAACGCGGGCGACGTCGAGGTGCCGGCCGACGTGCGCGGAGAGTGCCCGAAGCTGGTCGAGACCACCCTCGCCCTGTGGGTGCGGGCGCGGGCGGCCGTCGAGGCGGAGCGGGCGGCGGTCGCGCCGTCCCCGGACCTGCCGGAGCCGGCCCCTGCACCGGCACCGGCGCCGGCCCCCGAACCGGCTGTCCTGCCCGTGACCGCGATCCACCGCTTCGAGGGCCAGCGCCTCACCACCGTCGAGCACCAGGGACAGCCTTGCTGGGTCGCCCGGGAGGTCGGAGCGGCGCTGGGGTACGGCGACGAAGGCGGGGGCTTCAGCAAGAAGGTCGCGGCGGACTGGGCGGAGGACTTCACCGAGGGCGAGGACTTCTACCGCGTGACCGGGGATTGCCTTGCTGCTCTCGGTCAACTTGGTGGGGGCGAAACGCCCCCACCAAACCCCCGCGGCGGCAACCACCGCGACCTCCTCCTCCTCACCGAACAGGGCGTGTGGCTGGGCTGCATCCTGAGCCGGAAGCCCGCCGGGCGGCGGCTGCGCCGCTGGCTGGCTCGTGAGGTGCTGCCGTCACTGCGGTCGACGGGGAGCTACGCGCTGGGGCCCGGGGGGGCGGTCGCGCAGACCAAGCCGCCGCGGCGGGTGCCGGCGGACCTGGAGACGATGGCGCCCGAGGACCGCTGGTGGCGGGTGCAGCAGTTGCGGGAGCTGACGGGGCACCAGGCTGCGCTGGGGCTGCTGAGCCGTGAGGAGCAGCAACTGCGGCTGGACCTGGCTGCGTCGATCACGGCGGGCGTGGCGGTGGGGGGGTGTCATGGGTGAGCGACGACCCTGCTTCCTGACCCCGGAGGAGCTGCAAGAGGCGCGGGAGCGAATCGGGCCCTGGGTGGAGCCATGGATGGCGTGGTTGCACGATCCCACACCGGACGATCTGGCTCGCCGGGCGGCATTTGACCGCAAGTACGGTTATCATTGCCCGAACCGATGTCACGGAGAAGGCGATGATCACCAACCCCGGATTTGGAGAGCGAGTCCGTCTGCTGCGGAAACGCTTGTTGCTGTCGAAGGCGGAACTCGGTCGCCTTCTGACGACGAGCGAGTTCGAGGTCGCCCAGTGGGAACAGGGCAGTGTCCCGACCCGAAAGATCCTTCTCCGGATCAGCAACTTCTTCGGGGAGACGCCGGACTGGCTGCTGACCGGGAAGGAATCGGAGGGCTTCAGGCTGGCCCGGCACGAACTCTGGATCCTGACTGCGCTGGAGAACCTGCCGGAGGAAGACCGACGGGAAGCCTGCGAGCGGATGTGCTATTGGCTCGGGCACCTGGTCAGGACCGGAGAACGCCTCACGGATCGCTGAGCCGGCGCCGCGGCATTCCGCCGCTCCCCACCAAAACGATGACCCGCCTCTTCGGCGAGCTGGCCGGGGCGCTGCTGGAGCAGCCCGAGTCGCCGGTGCTGCTGCCCGTCGACCTGGAGCGCCACCGGGAGCTGGCGCAGGGCCTGCGCCACACGGCCATTCAAGATGCGGCGGTCTCCCTGCGGATCGCCTTGGCGATCGACACCTTGCTCAATGAGGGGTGTGGGCGATGATCGACCAACCCTGGCCGGTCCGCGGTCGCGGTCCGGAGGTGATCCCCCACCTGGTCGCCCGGCTCGACGCCGGCGAGTTCGCCGAGACGATCCGCATCAACTACCCCCTCGACACGCGCGGCCGGGCGCGGCTGGAGCTGCTGCTTAAGGTCCAGCTCGTGGTGAGCGCGGTGCTGGCGGAGGAACTCGGGCTCGACCTGCGGACCGAGCTGCTCGGGCGCCACGCGGTGGGGCAGGAGCGGTACGGCATGGCGCTGCGGCCGGGCAACGGCCGCAACGCGCTGCGCGATGGCCTGGAGGAGGGGCTCGACCAGTGCGCCTACCTGCAGCAGGCGCTGCTGGAGCTGGAGGGACGTCGATGAGCGCCGCGGCCCAGCTCCCCCAACTGCCCGGCGAGGCGACGGTCAACGCACGAGCGGCGATCCTGACGGCCTGGTTGGACTTCCACCGGGGCGCGGGGCTGTCGGTCTACGCGTCGATGACCCGCTTCGCCGAGCTGTACTCGACCGGTGCGATCGAGGTCGCGCCGGCGGAGGTGCGGGCGGAGTACCCCGACGTGAGCCGGGGGACGTTGGCGCGGTGGTACGAGGCGCAGCAGGCCGGCGGGGTGGCGGCGCTGAAGCCGGCCTACGGCAATCGGCTGGGCCAGGGGATCATCGACCGGCAGCCGGAGATCCGGGACTGCGTCATCGGGGAGCTGGTGACGCGGCCGCACGTGCGGGCTTCGCAGGTGATGCAAGCGCTGGTGGCCCGCTTCGGCCGGGGGCGGCGCCCAGACCTGGAGCTGCCGTGTGATCGGACGCTGCGGGGCTGGATCGCGGAGTACCGGGCGCAGCACGCGGCGACGCTGCTGTCGATCGCCAATCCGGACGCCTGGAAGTCCAAGTACATGGTGGCGCTCGGCGACGCGGCCGGGGGCGTGGTGCGGCTGAACCAGCGCTGGGAGCTGGACAGCTCGCCCGCGGACGTGATGCTCGAGGACGGCCGCCACTGCCTCATCGGCGTGATCGATGTCTACAGCCGGCGGCTGCGCCACCTCGTCGCCAAGACCTCGCGCTCGACCGCGATCGGGCTGCTGCTGCGGCGGGCGCTGCTGGACTGGGGGACGCCGGAGCAGGCGGTCACGGACCAGGGGCAGGACTACGTCAGCGTCTATCTGACCCGGGTGCTGCTGGATCTCGGCATCGAGCAGAAGCTCTGCACGAAGTTCTCGCCGGAACAGAAGCCCTTCATTGAGCGGTCGTTCCGCACCCTCGCCCACGACCTGGTGGAGCTGCTGCCGGGCTACGTCGGCCACAACGTGGTCGACCGCAAGGCGATCGAGAGCCGCAAGTCGTTCGCCCAGCGGCTGTGCGAGCGGGACGGCGCGCCGGTGGAGCTGCCGCTGACCGCGGCGAAGCTGCAGGAGTTCTGCGACACCTGGGACAACGACCTCTACGCCCGGCGGCCCCACGAGGGGCTGAACGGCCGGACCCCCTTCGAGGTGGCCGCGGCCTGGCGTGAGCCGGTGCGCCGAGTGACCGACGCGCGGGCCCTGGACCTGTTGCTGGCGGAGCCGGCCGACGGGGGGGTGCGGGTGGTTCAGAAGAAGGGTGTCCGTGTCGAGGGCGCGTGGTTCGGCGCGGTCGACCAGCCCGAGGTCGGCACCGAGGTGCGGGTGAAGCTGGACCCGACCGACATCGGCCGGGTGATGCTCTACTCGACGGCCAACGGGACGTTCCTCTGCGTGGCGCAGAACCTGGACCGCCTGGGCGCGATGCCCCGCGCGGAGCTGGCGCTGCGCGCGAAGCAGCACCAGCGGCAACAGACCAACGCCCGTCGCCGGGAGGCCAAGATCCTCGCGCAGGCGGCCGGCAGCGCCCACACGGTCGAGCTGATCCTGGAGGACGCCCGCCGGGAGGCGGCGAAGCTGGTCGCGCTGCCGGGGCCGAGCACGGCCCACGAGACCCCGGCGCTGGCCGCGGCGGCGGCCGCCGCGGACGCGCGGGAGCAGGAGCAGGCTCGCCGCGCGGCGGCGCCGGTGGCGGTGCAGGTGGTCAACGAGCCGGCCAACGTGGTCGGCGCGGACGAGCTGGCCCGCCGTCGGGCGCTGCAGGTGCCCGCCGCGCCGCCGCGCACGCGGCGGGAGGACTGCGAGACGGAGTGGGCGCTGGCGCTGTGGTGCGCCGAGGAGCTGGCGGACGGGCGGGCGCTCGAGGCGGAGGACGCGAGCTGGTGGACGGCCTGGCGTCGCCGCTACCCCGAGCGGGCGGCCGGTGTGGACGAGGTGATCGAGCAGCGCTTCGGGAGGTGCGCGGCTCGGTGAACGACGGAGGAGGGACCATGAGACACGCAGTGGCGATGGTGCGCAACGTGACCCGGCTGGCCGAGGCGGTCGACGGATTGCGGAGCCGGGACGCCGGGACCCCGGGGATGGGGTTGGTCTATGGCTACACGGGGGTCGGCAAGAGCACCGCGGTCGCCTGGATGCTGAACCAGGTGAACGGGCTGCAGACCCGCGCCGCGGCCTGCTGGACGCCGACCGCGATGCTGGGTGCGCTGATGCACGAGCTGGGGGCGGCCCCGCTCTCACGGGCGATGCGGATGGTGGACCACATCGTGGGCGAGCTGCGCCGCACCGGGCGGCCGGTGTTCGTCGATGAGGCCGACTATCTGCTGCAGGACGGGCGGATGCTGGAGACGCTGCGAGACATCCACGACCTCTCGGGCGCGCCGGTCATCCTGATCGGGATGGAGGGCATCGAGCGTCGGCTGGTCCACCGGCCGCAGCTCGCCGGGCGGGTGTCCCAGTGGGTCGAGTTCCGGGCCGCGGGGCGGGATGACGCCCGGATCCTGGCGGACAAGGTGTGCGAGGTCCAGATCGCGGAGGACCTGCTGGAGCGGCTGTGGACGGCCAGCAAGGGGAGCATGCGGTTGATGGTCGTCGGCCTGAGCCGGATCGAGGCCTACGCCCGGGCGCAGCGGCTGGCCGCGGTGGACGAGGAGCGGTGGGGCAACCGGCAGCTCTTCCTGCCCCAGCCGGAGGGACGATGAGCCCCGGCCGCAAGCGGATGGTGCAGCTCGCCGGGCTGCGGCAGCGGGCGTGGAACAGCATGCGCTACCTGGGGCGCTTCGAACTCGGCCAGCTCGTGGCGACCAGCGGGTTGGACTACGAGAACAGCCAGGAGTACGTGCGGCGCTTGACCGGCGCCGGGTTTTTACGGCTGGAACGCCCAGCGTGGGGCAATCGCCCCGCGGTCTGGCGGCTGGTGCGCAACAGCGGGCCGGCCGCGCCCCGGGCCAAGGAGCGGCAGGGCAGGTGGTACGTCTTGGATCCGAACGATCAACGCATCTACGGCGACAACGGAGAGCCGGTCGAAGGAGGTGGTGAGGCATGAGCAAGACGATGAAGGTCAAGAGCGAGTCCACGGGGGAGGTCCCCCAGAGCAAGGAGCAGGTCTCCGAGGCGATCGGCGAGATCGGCCGGTTGCAGCGTGAGCGACAGCGGCTGGAGACCGCGATGAACGACGAAATGGCACTGATCAAGGCCCGCTATGAGGCCGAGGCCGGACCGCACGGCGACCGCATCAAGGTGCTGACCCGGGGCGTGCAGGCGTGGTGCGAGGCGCACCGGGCCGAGCTGACGACAAACGGCAAGACCAAGACCGTGGCGCTGGCCGACGGCGAGGTGCGGTGGCGGACCTGCCCGCCGCGCGTGACGATCAAGGCGCAGGACGTGGTGCTGGCGACGCTGCGCCGGCTGGGGCTGACCCAGTTCATCCGGGCGAAGGAGGAGGTCAACAAGGAGGCGCTGCTGCTGGAGCCCGAGGCGGCCTCGTCGATCAAGGGGATCACCATCAGCCAGAAGGAGGAGTTCATCATCGTCCCCCACGAGTCCCAGCTCGAGGAGGTGGTCTGAGATGGCCGCCCGGCCCGACCCGCTGCGGCGGCGTGAGCTGGCGGCGATCCACGCCGCGGTGAAGCAGCTCGGCCTGGACGACGACACCTACCGCGCCCTGCTGCGGCAGCAGTGCAACGTGGACTCGGCGGCCGGGTTGGACGGGCCCGGGCGGCACCGCATCCTCGACGCGCTGCGGGCGCGGGGCTGGCAGCCGCCCAAGAGCCCCCCCCGCAGCGGTCCGGGCGCGGCCCAGGCGGCGAAGATTCGGGCGCTGTGGGGAGAGCTGGAGCGACGGGGGCTGGTGCGGGACGGCAGCGTGAAGGCGCTGCGGTCGTTCGTGCGGCGCATGACCGGCGTGGAGGAGGGCGAGTGGCTGGACGGCCCCCGGGCCAACGTGGTGATCGAGGCGCTCAAGGGCTGGCTGCACCGAGGGGAGCGGCCGCGGGAGGCGAGCGATGGCACGGCCTGAATACCCCAGGGTGCTGGAGGACCTCGCGACGGACATCACGCTCGCGCTGATGGACGCCGGCATCGACGACCCGCTGGCAGCCCGGGTGGGCGTGGCCGCGGTGGAGTCGCTGCGGCGGCTCTGGGGGGGGACCCAGATCTACGTCCCCCGCGGCAGCCGGGTCGCCGTCGCGGCGCGCAACGCGGAGATCTTCCGCGAACTCGCCGCGGCTGATACCGTGGAGGCGCGGGCGGAGCTGGCCCGGCGCCACGGGATCTCCGAGCGGCACCTGCGCCGGTTGATCGGTGCGCTCCAGCTCGATCCAGCAGCTCACGAGTCCAAGTAACCCCGCCCGTTCTCCTCAAACAGCGGAATCAGAATACGAATCAAGGACAAGGATCCTTGGATCTCCGCGCCCTCACGCTCATACAGTGTGTGCGGAGGTCGGAAATGCAGCGTCGATGGCTGGAATTCACCGTTGCCCTATTCATCGTCGTTGCGAATCACCTGATCAATGGAGGAATCTCTCATGCAGATCGACTGGAAGAACAGCCTGCTGCGCGTCTGGCCCTGGATGGCCCTGGCGCTGGTGACCCTGGCGCTGATGGCGCTGCTGGTCCCCCATCAGTTGCCCGCCCTGCTGTGGAACCTGGGGAAGGTCTCGCTGGGGGTGCACCTCGGCTACTGGGCGGACCGGCACCTGTTCCCCTACGCCCGGCCGCACCGGCCGGTCATCGCCTGCAACCGTTCGACCGCGATGATCCGGCGGGCGATCTTGGTGGCTGCGGTGGTGATCGCGCTGGGGCTCGGGGTCTGATCCCCACCGGCGCCCGGCGCCACCGCCGGGAGCTGACGCGGCTGGCCGCGGTGTACTGGGGGCTGGACGCGCCGGTGGCCCGGATGGCCGCCCAGATCCACCTCGAGTCCGCCTGGCAGCCCGCCGCCCGCAACCCCATCGCCAGTGGCCTCGGGCAGTTCACCGCGGGGACCGCGGCGACGATGGCCCGCCTCTACCCCGAGCTACACCCCGCGGCTCCGTTCGACTCGGGGTGGTCGCTGCGCGCAGTGGTGATCTACGACCTCCACCTCCACCGGGGGCTACGTCCCCGGGGCGCCGCGGCGCTCGACGACTGCGCCCGCTGGGCGATGGTGCTCGCCGCGTACAACGGCGGCCCCGGCTGGATCGAGCGGGACCGCACCCTGACCACCCGGCGCGGCGGGGACCCGGACCGCTGGTGGGGGCACGTCGCCGCGCACTCCGGCCGGGCGCCCCACCACCACCGGCGCAATCGCTGGTACGTGGTCCGGGTGCTCTGCGAGTTGGAGCGCCGCTACCTCGTCGCCGGCTGGCCGGGGGAGGGCTGCCCGTGAGCCGCTGGCTGCTCCAGCGCCTGATCGTGGCCCTCGGCGCCGCGCTGCTCGTCGCGATGGCCGTGGTCGCCGCGCGTCAGCAGCTCGAGCTCGCCGCGCTGCGGGGTGCGGTGACCGAGTGCGCGGGGCAGCGCGACGCGGCGCAGGCCCGGGTCGGGGAGCTGCACATCCGCCTGGGCTCGCTGGAGGCCCTCCAGGCCGTGCAGGAGGCCGCGCTGCGGGAGCAGACGGCACTGGCCACCGAGCAGCGCCAGCGGGCCGCCAGGGCGACGAGCGAGGCCGGAGCGGAGCGACGACGGGCGGAGGCACGGGTGGCCGCGTTCCGGGCGATGCCGGTGCCGTCCGGCTGCGAGGCGGCGGTCCGATGGGGCGCGGGGCAGGGACGAGCCTTCGGGCTCGACTGGAGCGGGCAGTGAGGCGGGTCGTGACGCTGGCCCTCGTCGCAGGGGTCGCCCTGACCGCCTGCGCCCCGGCGACCCGGCCGCAGCCGGCCCCGCCGCCGGAGCTGCGGGTGGTGCGCGTGCCCGTGCCCGTGCCCTGCGTCGCGCCCCCGCTGCCGCAGCGTCCGCGCCTGGCGCTCGCCTCGCTGCCTGCGGAGGCCGGCCCGGCGGAGGTGCTGCGGGCCTACCTGATGACGTGCGAGCAGCTCGCCGGCTACGCCCGGGAGCTGGAGACGATTGCGGGGGCCTGCGGCACCCCGACAGAGGAGGGGCGATGAATAGCTGGCAGGTCGTGGCCGTCGTGGTCGCCATCGTGACGCTCTACAGCGCGATCGTGATCTGGGCCGTGAAGTCGATCACCCGGCTGGCGATGACGGTCTATGACAGGCGACTCGACGCACTGGAGGGACGCCAGGATCGCCACGAACGACAGGATGCGGAGTTCAGGGAGCAGCTCCCTGACCGCTTCATGCTGCGGGAGGACTGGAACGCGTTTCGCGATCAGGTGCTCATGATGACCTCGATCGTGGACCACAAGCTGGACGTCCTGCTCTCCCGAATCCCACGCAAGTTGGAGGACGACGAATGAGCGACGACGAGCTGACCCCGAACCAGATCCGCGCACTGGCCCGCCGCATGAGCCGTTGGCGGATTCTCCGCATCCTCTACATGGGCCGGCCGATCGGCGCGAACGAAACGATCATCCTCCACGCCCTGTCCAGGGGCGACTTCGAGGTGACGAAGCAAAGCGTGCGCAACGAGCTGGAGTACCTCGCCGGCCTGAAGTTGATCTCGCTCGCCCAGGGGCACACTTGGCTGGCAGAGATCCTCCCCGACGGCGTGGACGTAGTCGAGTACACCACCGAGGCGCCGGCCGGCATCCTGCGGCCCGAGCAGCAGGGCTGATGCCGCCGCGCAGCAAGGTGCTCAGCCTCCCCGAGGAGGACCGGAAGTGGCTGGACGCCGCGCTCGTCGCCGGCCACTTCCAGGACTACCGGGCGCTGGCGGAGGAGCTGCAGCGTCGCGGCTATGAGATCTCCCACGCCGCGGTGTGGCGCTACGGCACCGAGTTCGAGCGAAGCCTCGGTGCGGTCAAGCTGGCCACCGAGCAGGCGCGGGCGATCGCCGAGGCCGCCGGCGACGATGAGGGAGCGCTCAACGATGCGGTCATCCGGCTGATCCAGACCAAGTCCTTCGAGGTGCTGACGAAGTTGGCGACGGAGGACATCGACGAGTCCTTCGTCGACCTCGGCACGATGCTCTCCCGGCTGGGCAAGGTGGCGATCGACCAAAAGAAGTGGGCGGCCACCGCGCGGGAGAAGATCGCCAAGAAGTTGGAGGCGCTGGAGGAGCAGGGCAAGCAGGGCAAGGGATCCATCGACCCGGAGACGGTGCGCCGTGTCCGGGAAGAGATCTACGGGCTGGTGTGATGGCCGCCCGACGCACGCGCAAGGACGCCACCCTGCCCGCGGCCGCCGTCCCGACGGGGCCAGCGGTGCCCCTGTTCGCCTACCAGAGGACGTGGTTCAGCAACCGCAGCCGGTTCAAGGTCGGAATGTTCTCCCGCCAGACCGGCAAGACCTTCACCTCCACCCTGGAGATCGTTGACGACGTGATGGAGGCCGAGGCGCACGGCCGGCGGGCACGCTGGGTGATCCTCTCCCGGGGGGAACGGCAAGCCAAGGAGGCGATGGATGAGGGCATCAAGCGCCACCTCGCCGCCTACTGCCAAGCCTTCGAGAGCTTCGGCTACGATTGGTCGGCGGACTGGACCAACGGCGTCAAGTACAAGGCGCTCGAGGTCGTGTTGCCCGGGGGCAGCCGCATCACCGCGCTGCCCGCCAACCCGGACACCGCCCGTGGATTCAGCGCCAATGTGCTCCTGGATGAGTTCGGCTTCCACCAAGACTCCCGGGCGATCTGGAAGGCGCTGTTCCCCGTCATCACCCGGGGCTACCGCATCATCGTGATCAGCACCCCAAACGGGAAGAACAACAAGTTCTATGAGCTGATCACCACCAAGGATCCCCTCTGGTACAAGCAGACGGTGGACATCTATCAGGCCGTGGCCCAGGGCTATCCGGCCAACGTCGATGAGCTGCGGCGCGGCCTGGCCGATGAGGACGGCTGGGCCCAGGAGTACGAGCTGCAGTTCCTGGACGAGGCGACCGCCTGGCTGCCCTTCGACCTGATCACCGCCGCCGAGCACGAGCAGGCCGGCCAGCCCGAGCTCTACCAGGGGGGGCCCTGCTTCGTCGGCGTCGACATCGGCCGCCGCAACGACCTCTGGACCTGCTGGGTGGACGAGCAGATCGGCGACGTCGCCTGGTGCCGTGAGCTGATCGAGCTGCGCAACGCCCCCTTTGAGCAGCAGGACGCCGAGCTGGACCGGGTGTTCGCCAGCTACAACGTCGTCCGCTGCTGCATGGACCAGACTGGCATGGGGGAAAAGCCGGTGGAGGACGCGCAGCGCCGCTACGGCAGCGAGCGCGTCGAGGGCGTGCTCTTCACCGGGCCCAACAAGCTGACCCTCGCCGTCCAGGGCAAGCAGCGCTTCCAGGACCAGCGCAAGCGGATCCCGATCAGCGACGTGCTGCGGCGGGACCTGCACAAGCTGCGCAAGGTGGCCGGCCCGACGGGCGCTCCCCGCTTCGTGGCCGAACGGGACGACGCAGGCCACGCCGACCGGACCTGGGCCTGCTTCCTCGCGGACAACGCCGCAGCCGGGACGGTGATCCCGATCGAATTCCAGGCGCTGGGGCACCTCCGCCTGGCCGCGACCGGGGACCATGAGTTGGGCGGCTACCACACCACCGACACCGGCTGGGGCACCCTCGCCGGCGGACGGCTCGACCTGCGGGGCTTCTGATGGCCGACGACGAGCGCGACGCACCGCCCGAGTTCCGGGAGATCGCCACCACCCGGGATGGACTCGACATCACCCGCGGCTACGTCGAGGGCCTCGGCCTGCTGGCGCCCGGCGACAGCGTGCTGCGAGAGCACGGCAGCGACTACGACGTCTACCGCGACATCCTGCGGGACGACCAGGTCAAGCCGGTCTGGGAGCAGCGGCGCCTCGCCGTCGTGTCGCGGGAGTGGGAGGTGATCCCCGGCGGCAAGCGGGCCGTCGATCGGGATGCGGCTGATGCGCTGCGGGAGGACCTCGAGCAGCTCAACTGGGACGCGGTGACGGACAAGATGCTCTACGGCGTGGTCTATGGCTACGCCGTCGCCGAGTGCCTCTACGCCCCGGGCCGCGGCCGGGTGCGGCTGGCCGGGATCAAGGTGCGGCGTCAGAAGCGCTTCGCCTTCACCCCAATGGGCGACGAGCTGCGCCTGCTCACCATGACGGCGCCGCAGGGCATCGCGCTGCCGCCGAGGAAGTTCTGGACGTTCACGGTCGGATCGGACCACGATGACGAGCCTTACGGACTCGGACTCGGCCATTGGTGGTTCTGGCCGGTGTTCTTCAAGCGCGGCACGACCCGGCTGTGGCTGTACGCGCTGGAGAAGTCCGGTGCCCCGACCGCCGTCGGGGAGTTCCCGCCCAATGCGCGGCCCGAGGAGAAGGCCCGGCTGCTGCGCACCCTCGAGGCGCTCCAGCGCGACAGCGGCGTCATCCTGCCCCAGGGCTTCAGGATCTCGCTGCTCGAGGCGCTGAAGTACGCCAGCACCGAGCACGCGGCGCTCTATGACCGCATGAACGCCGCGATCAGCAAGATCGGCCTGGGCCAGACGATGACCACGGACGACGGCAGCAGCATGAGCCAGGCGCAGGTGCACTGGAGCGTGCGTCAGGACCTCGTGGCGGCCGACGCTTCGGTGCTGTGCGAGAGCTTCAACCGCGGCCCGGCGCGCTGGCTGACGGCATGGAACTTCCCCAACGCCACGCCCCCCAAGGTCTGGCGGCGGCTGGATGAGGCCCCGGATCTCAAGGCGCTCAGCGAGGTCCAGGCGAACGTCTACAGGTTCGGGTACCGGCCGACGCTCCCGGCTGTGATCTCGACCTATGGCGGGGAGTGGGAGCGCGTCGACGCCCCGGCCGCAGAGCCCCCCCCCGGACCTGCCTTCGCCGGCGACGAATCGGATCCGGACCCCGTCGATCCGCTCAGCGACCAGCTCGAAGAGGCAGCCCGTCCCCTGATGGATGGGCTGCTGGAGCCCGTGCGGGCGCTGCTGGCGCGTGCCGGCTCGCTCGAAGAGTTCCGTGACGGGCTCCTGGATGCCTACGCGCAGCAGCCGATCGGCGAGCTCGGCGCCTTGCTCCAGCAGGCGCTGACCGTGGCGGAGCTGACCGGGCGCTGGAAGGTGGATCGTGGCGAGTGAGGCCTCCCCCATCGGCGTCCCCTTCGACGAGGCGATCAAGGCCTTCGAGCAACGCAAGGACCTGCTCCCCACCCGCCACTGGACGGATCTCTGGGAGGGGATGCACGCCCGCGCCTTCGTCGTCGCCGGCGCCACCGACGGCGAGCTGCTCGCCGGACTGCGCAAGGCGGTCGACGACGCGATCACCAAGGGCACGACGCTGGAGCAGTTCCGCCAAGAGTTCGACCAGCTCGTCAGCAAGCACGGCTGGAGCCACTCCGGGACGCCGGGCTGGCGCTCGCGGGTCATCTACGAGACGAACCTCCGCACGGCCTATCAGGCGGGACGGTGGAAGCAGCAGACCTCGCCGGAGATGCTGCAGCGCCGCCCCTACTGGGAGTATGTGCACGGCGACAGCGTGCACCCGCGCCCGGAGCACCGACGGTGGCACGGCCAGGTGCTGCGCTGGGACGACCCCTGGTGGGCGGAGCACTACCCCCCGAACGGCTGGGGCTGCAAGTGCACCGTCTACGCGCTGAATGAGCGGGACCTGAAGCGACGGGGCAAGGACGGCCCCGACACTGCGCCCGCGGTCACGCGCCGGGACTGGACTCCGCCCAACCCGATGCCGGGGAAGAAGTCCATCTCCGTGCCGGAGGGCGTCGATCCGGGGTGGGCGTACAACCCGGGTGAGGCGGCTTGGGGGAAGGATTGGGCTCAACAGCTCATCGACCGAGGACCGTACAAAGAGGAGTCTGGATTCCTGCCCAAGGATCTGGAGCTGGAGCTCAAGCCCAAAGCCACCCGCCCGGCACCGGCCACGCTGGGACCACGTGCTCACACGCCGGAGCAATATCGGGAGGCGATTCGTCCGGTGCTCGGCATGTACACCGACCCCACCGGGGCGGTCATCAACGTCACCGACGCGCTCGTCGACCACATCCTGGCCGATCCGAAGCGGATGGACGACCGAGCGCGGGAGCGGTACTTCCCATGGATCCCCGACATCATCCAGGCTCCAAGAGAGATCTGGCTGGGATTCCTGCGCCACGACTCGGGGTACTACTCACTCCGGCGTCGCTATTTTGCCGTGTACCAGATGCCCGGTGGGGAGGATCAGGTCGCTGGGGTCGTGGTGGACACGGTCAACAACCAGTTCGTTGCCCTGACTGCGTTCCAGGCGACTGACCCGACCGGTGGAAGGCTGCGCTACGGAAGGCTGCTGTGGCAGGAAAAAGGCCGCACCGTCGCCGACCCGACGGCCGCCCCACGCCCCCCGGTTGGGGTCGGCCCCGGGAAGGCTGGCATGGGTGAAGAGTAGCCATGTCCGGCACCTCGATCAAGATCGACGTCGATGACGCAGAGTTCAACGCGGCCATCAGACAGCTGCTCGAGCGCCTGGAGAGCCCGCGGGCAGCCTTCGCCGACATCGGGGAGTACCTCGTCCGCAGCGTCGAGGAGCGCTTTGAGACCGAGATTGCGCCCGACGGCACACCGTGGGCTCCACTCCACGCCGGCACCAAGGCGGCGAAGAAGCACCCCAAGATCCTGACGGAGAGCCGGGAGCTGCGACGCTCCATCGTGCATCAGGAGACGGACACCGCGCTACTGATCGGGACGAACAAGATCTATGCCGCCATCCACCAGCTCGGCGGCACCACCAAGGCGCACGAGATTCGCCCCCGTCATAAGAAGGCCCTGGCCTGGCCCGGCATGATGGGCGGTGGGGACGACGCCCATCCGGTCGGCGCCGTCCAGCACCCCGGCTCCAAGATCCCGGCGCGGCCCTTCCTCGGGCTAAGCCCCGCGGATCGCGAGGAGGCCCTGGCGATCCTGGCCGACTATCTGAACCCGGACGCTGGACAATGACGAAATTCATGGTGCGCTGCAACAAGGAGCGTCGTCCGAGGAATGTCCAGCCAGACGCTGGCGTTGGTCGCACCCCCTCTGGCGCCATGGCCCGACGGGGCGGCCGAGCCTGCGCACACAAAATATTTCTTCGTAATAACTTGAGCGATTTCATGGCATTGGCGGAATGTGTCAAAAACCTGACAGATTGGCATCTTGGGATGCGCGACCACACCCCCGGACGAGCCCCGGACCCGCATCACGCCTAGTCGCGAGTCACCTCGCCTCGTCGCGCTTGGCGCGCGCATTCCATCCTTCCGGTCACAGATCGAGGGCAGCAGCAGCCAGCGCAGATCGAGGCGGATCAGCCCCTCGTCCGCGGCCTCGCTCGTCGGCTCGACCCGCAGCAGCTCGACCTCGCTGAAGGAGAGGAGCGCCCCCCGCGCCATCAGCTCGTCGAGGGTGGGGCGCAGGGAGGGATCCAGCCAGCGCTCGAGCTGCTCCCAGCTCTTCCAGCGGATGCCCTCCTGCAGCTCACGAGCCACCTCGGCCAGCGCGCGCACGCGGCCGGCGCGCTGGGGGGCCGCGCAGGCCAGCGGCGCCAGTCCGCCCAGGAGGAGCAGCAGCGCGAGGAGCCGAGCGGTGGCGCCGGGGGTCATGGCCGTCGCCGGGCGAGCACCGCACGCAGGCGGTCGAGGTCGGTACGCCCCACGCCGCCGGTCGCGAGCAGCCCGAGGAGGTACACCACCGGCGCGCCGGCGGCCAGCGCCAGCGCAACAGGCAGGGAGGGGCGCGGCAGCAGCGCCGTGGCC